ATTAATATCGTTAGTGTTTGTTTCATTTTCTACAAAACAAGCAATTACTTTACCACTTGTTACACTTGAACTTTGTATTGTTAAATCTATTGATTTTAAAACATTTCTATCTACTGAAGTTGCTTGTCCATCTGCTAATACTGTACCATTAGATAAATTACCATCATTTGTTGTCCCATCTGCTACCATATCAAAACTATTTAAATGAACATTTATAGTAGTGTCTGTGTCTTGGTCTGTTGATACAAAAACTTTTACTGCATCTATTGTTATATTAAATGGAACATTAAATAACATACATATAAGTTCATCAGTAGATGTGGTTTTATCTATACTTGTGTTAGGGTCTGTACCACTTCCACCTTGAACTTCTGCTGCTACATTTGCTCCAAATTCAGCCATACCATTAACAGGAACAAAACTATGATAACCTGCTCCAAAAGGTACTAATCTATAAGCACTAAATGTCAATAACTGTGTAGTAGCACTTACTTGTGATGTTCCTACTTTAACTACACTATTAGATGAATCTACTGTTAATAGATTACTACCACTTGCATTTTCTACTTCAAATGTAGTAGTTGTATTATCGCTTTGTGGTTTTACTTTAAAATTATCATCGCCAACAGATATACAAGTAGATGTACCTTCTCCATCTTCTATTTGGGAGGCAGTACCTGAAACACCATTTGTTTCATCTGCTACTTTTAATAAACTTTTATATGTATTTGCTGGACTTTTACCTGCTAAACTTCCCATTATTTATCCTTTTTATCTTTTGGCTTTTCCTGATCAGCGATCAATGATTGTACCATTTCCATAGCACCTAATGTTTTTAATAAGGCAACTTCTAGTTGGTCTTTTTGTTTAGTTAAGTTATCTAGTTTTTCTTGTAGTTTCATTTAATCTCCTAATTACCTATTTCAAACCAATTATTACCATCACAAAATAGTGTCATTCCACCATAACCACTTAAAGTTTTATCTGCTGAAGTGCTTGTATATATTGGTTGTGTGGCTGTTGCTTCATTATGTTCAAATCTTAAACTATTTGTAGGTGAACGATGTATGACGTGTATAATTTGTCCTAATACACCATTAGCAAATCCACCTAATATTATATTACCTGAAGCAGAATTTGCAGTTACAGTTGTAGCACCTGACACATCAAAAGCATCAGAACTTGACGATAATGATATTGATTTATATGATACAGTACCTTCTACGTCAAGTGTAGTAGTAGGACTTGTTGTACCAATACCTACATTACCATCATTCATAATAGTCATTCTTGCATCTGCTATAGTAGCGTCTGAAGCATCTGCTGTATTATCGTTGCAAAAATATAAATTACCTTTACCATAACCTAAGCCTTTGTTTTCAAAAAATATTCCTGATTTAGATTGTCCTCCACTAACTGCACCAATTAATATACCTGTTGCCGAGCCATCTCCATCTACATCTTTATTAATTCTTAATAATGGGTCTAAATCTGTTCCTGCACCACCATTTATTTCTAAAGCAACATCAGGACTTGTAGTACCTATGCCTAAATTACCTGATGAATCCATAGTTATTTCATTTGTATTCTCAGGATAACCATCTCCATTAGTTGTAAAGTGTAATTTATCGCCATTATGGTCATAAATAATCATTCCTCTAAACATTTCATTACCTGAAGTTCCATCTGCAAATGCGATTGAACTTTTATAACCACTTTGAGAGTATATAGTCATACCATTATGACCTGAACCTGTGCCTACAACTAAATTATTAAAATCAGTAAAAAAATCAGAAGGACTTGTAGTACCTATACCTACATTACCTGTTTCATCAATTAACATTCTTGTTCCTGTAACACCACTAGCAGAATAAGTTCTAAATGCTATTTTACCATTATCTTCATTAGTAGTGTCATCACCTGCTAAAAATTGTATATCGGCTACATAATTTCCATCCCATAATCCTGATATTCTTGATATTTCAGCATCTTCTGCTGATGCTCCTGTGCCTTCTATTAACAATCTAGGTGCAGAATCTTTTATATGAAATTTATGTGAAGGACTTGTAGTACCTATACCTACTCTATTATTAGTAGCATCTACTTTTAATGTGCTTGTATCTACTGTTAAATCGCTTGTAATATTAGCAGTACCTGTTACTTGTAATTTATAACCACCTGCACTTGTACTACCTATTGCTACATTGTTACTACTATTATTAAAATAAGTATCAGTTGAACCTTCTGATTGAATATTTACAGGTATAGCATTAGAAGTACCTGCAAATAATTGGAAATATTGGTTTGTATCGTTACCTGTTAATCTTGCAATAATTTGATACCCATTAGAATCAGGAGATGAAGGGTTACTATTTCTTGACCATTCGTGCTGAGCACCCCATCTTCCTGTCCAATAGGTAGCCTTCATAGTGCCACCATCATTAACAATAAAATTTAATCCATTAGTACCTGTAGAGCCTAATCTTAAAACATCTTGCCAATCAGAACCACTTGGAACAAAACTACCATTTCCTGGATGATTACCATCACTTGCAGTTACTTGTAAGTGTCCTGTCATATCTCCACCTGCTAATGGTAGTTTAGTTGCTATACTATTAGTAACTGTAGTAGAAAAACTAGCATCATCATTTAGTGCAGCAGCAAGTTCGTTAAGTGTGTCTAAAGCAGCAGGTGCAGAATCTACTAGTCCTGTAATCTCTGAATCTACATATGCTTTAACTGATTGTTGTGTAGGTATTTTTGTTGCCGAGTTTGACGACATATTATCTTCATGTACAAAACTATCTATTGTTATAGAACCATCAGTAAGATTAGTAAACTCTACATTATTACCATCAAGTATTAAAGGTGTATTAGTACCATCTGTAATTTCTAATGAAGTAGTGCTTGATTTTCTGTAAAAATGCCAACTACCTTGATTATTTTTTAATGATAATTGTGTTAAAGTATTCGCAGCAGATTCAAGTATAAATTGACAATTTTTTCCTTGTTTAGATTGAAATCTAAATTGTGGTGATACATCGCTATCTGAAAATACTTTTAAATCACCTTGTATTACTGTGTCTTTGGCTCTTAATTTACCTTTGACTTCTACTTCGCCATCAACACTACCATCAGGTGTAGGCGAGGAAACATTTATTATAGATGCTTCCCCACCCACTTTCAAAGGTTGTTTATCATTAGACAAAGGATAGCCATCACCTAAAGTGACTTCATTAACTAAACTACCATCTTTTGTCTTTTGATAAGGCATTAATCTACTCGTAACCCCTTAATGAATCCTCTTACAGCTGAACCTACAAAGTTATCTAATAGATCTACAAACCAAGGCTCTATAGTCTTATTCCATATACCTTTTGTAAATTTCCACTTAGATAACCCCAAAGTCATAACTTTACCTGCTGAGTAGCATATTGACTCCAC